TTACCAACAAATGCAAACGTAGTAATTGGCAATGGTGGTACCACATTTTCTACAGATCATAAAGTTGGCGATATGGTTTGGTCTAGAAACACAGCTAATGAAGAATCAATCTTTGTGAAGATTATTCAGATTGATAGTGCTAGTTCTATGGTTACAAATCCAGCACTTAGAATTGTAGATGGTCAATATCAAACAAATACTTTATTTGCGCAAACATCTACAACTACATCCGGTGCTATATTAAAACGTCCACCACCAATACTAGATAGTTATGATGTAATTATCTTCAATACAGAAGGCGCAAACGTTGATGCACAACACGCTGTGAATGTTGTTTCTTCTGTTGTAAATACCGTAATGTCAATTAGTTCACCATATGCAGGTCCAACGTTATCCAATGGTCAATTTGCATATATAAATCCAGGATTTTTACCTGAATAATGATTATAAATAATATCAAACAAAAAGGTCTTGAGATAAGATGCCAGGAATTATTACATACAAATTTAGACTGAATAATGCAAAGCAAGTCTATGAGTCATTCGTAGATGATGCTAATGATCTAGATCGTTATTATACGTTTCTAGCACGTTCTATTCCGTGGTCAGATGATTCTGCTCCTCCTACTCCCGTAGACTGTGTATCCAACACAGATTATAGAGTATGGGATAACATGATCGCCACAAAGAGAATTACTCAGGCCGATATTCGTCATTCCATTCCAAGATACAACTGGACAACAGGCACAGTATACCAGAACTATAGAGACGACATTTATCTTTATGATAAACAGTTCTATGTAGTCACTGACAACTATGATGTTTATAAGTGTATTGATAATAATGGTGGAGCAGCATCTACAGTAAAACCAACAAGCACTGTTACCACAGTATTCGCTACAGCAGATGGATATACCTGGAAGTATATGTATACTATCAATGCCGCTGATGTATTGAAGTTTGTTACTACTGACTATCTACCAGTTAAGACTCTTACTGCTGATGACAGTTCTTCACAATGGACCGTTCAACAGGCAGCAGTAAATGGGGCTATTGAGTTTGTTTCTGTATCCAACGGTGGTTCTGATTATCTACAAGCATCCGGTACACTAGCATCTGTTACCGATAGTGAAAATGTAACTCTTGCTTCTGATGCGTCAGGAACAGATGATGTATATGTAGGTTCAACAATTTATATCACCGGCGGTGTTGGTGCGGGCCAGTTAAGAGATGTTGTCAACTATGTCGGTGCCACAAAAGCAGTTAGAGTATCTCCTGCTTTTGTAACAACACCTGATGGTACTTCAACTTATTTTGTTGGTCCAAAAGTTACAATCTCTGGTGTTAATGGTTCTGGTGCTACTGCTTATGCCAATGTCACTTTACCAGCAAGATCAGACTTAGCAGTTGGTAATAGTATTAATAAGATTATTGTTCTTACTCGTGGTAGTGATTACAATAAACCTTCCGTTACAGTTACTGCCAATACTTCACATGGAACTGGTGCTACTGCTTTTGCATACCACACACCGTTTGGTGGTCATGGTTCAAATGCTATCGATGAACTTGGTGGATTCAATCTAATTCTCAACGTTCGTATGGAAGGCAATGAGTCTAATGTGTTTATCACTGGAAACGATTTCCGTACAGTAGGTATTATTAAGAATCCAAAACTAGATACTACAGGATTAGAAGCAAATTCAACCGTATACGATTTAACAACTAAACTCACAGTAAGTTCTAAGTCTGGTTCATTCTCACCAGATGAAGTTATTCGTGGTCTTACTAGTTCTGCTAATGCTTACTTTGTATCATTTGCAAATACAAACGCTACTGGAACAGAAGGTGTTATCAGTGTCACAGGGCTTGATGGAACGTTTACCGCAAGCGAGACAATTCAAGGCGATACATCAGCAGTTACAGCAGCCATCGATGTAGGTGGGATAAATAACAGAGATCTAGCAGACTTCGAAGGTGATGCTCTATATATCGAGAATAGATATCCTGTAAGTAGAGCAACAGATCAGACAGAAGACATTAAACTTGTAATACGCTATTAAGGTAATAGAATATGCCATTAGAGACGAATCTAAATCTCGGTCCATATTATGATGATTATGAGGCGAGCGCCAAAGGTAAAAACTATCATCGGATTCTTTTCAAGCCAGGTCTTGCGGTACAGACAAGAGAACTGACTCAAATTCAATCTATTCTACAAGATCAGATTGGTAGATTTGGTGACAATATCTATAAAGAAGGTACAATCATCGATGGTTGTGCTTTTCAATATGATGCTAACGTCTCATTCGTAAAGTTAAGAGATAACGATTCTCTAGGCGCTTCAGTTACTGTTACAGATTTCGAAGGCGGTATTGTTACAGGCCAGACTTCAGGTGTAAGAGCTAAGGTTATTGCTGTTGCTTCTGGTGTCGAAGCAGATGCTCCAAACTATAACACATTTCTTGTAAAGTATCTTGATGGCGGTACTTCAAAGACAAACAAGACATTTGCTTTAAACGAAATTCTAGAATATGCCGCCGCTGATGGTGGTGGAGGTGAAACTGCCAATACTATTAATACAAATCTCGCAGATGCTTTTGGATTCGGTTCAATCTTTAGTGTTGGCGAAGGTATTGTATATGGTAAAGGTGCTTTTGTACAAGCAAACGCTCAAACAATCATTCTAGAAAAGTATTCTACCAAACCTTCATACAAGGTTGGTTTCAAGATTACAGAGTCCACAGTAAATCATTTACAGGATAGCACTCTTTTAGATAATGCGGCTGGTTCATTCAACTATACTGCTCCTGGTGCTGATAGACTAGTTCTAACACCAACACTACAAAAAAGAAATCTTACTGCTGCTAATACAGAACAGTTCACACCAATATTTGAAGTTGAGAATGGTAATATTCGTATCATTCGTAAAGAAACAGTATTCAATAGTATTGGTAGAGAACTCGCAACAAGAACATTTGAAGAGTCTGGTAACTATCAATTAAAACAAATGAATACCAGTGTTAAGGAACATCTTGATACTGGATCAAACTTTGGTCGTTATACAGCAGGTAACGGTGGCGATGCAAACAAGTTAGCCGTTGGTATCGAACCCGGTATTGCTTATGTTCAAGGTTACCGTAATGAAGTCTTAGCAACAGACTTTATTGAAACAGATAAGGCAACAACGACAAAGACAGAAAGTGGTGTAACAATCTCAACCACTCTAGGTAACTACGTTGTTGTAAATGAAGTTGCTGGTATTTGGGATCCAACAACTTATCAGACTGTTTCTCTTAGAGACACCGTAGCAACTGCAATCACATCTGGTAACTTTGGTGTTGGCGGTGCTCCAGGTTCTGAAATTGGTACTGCTAAGATTCGTGGTATTGAATATAACTCTGGAACATATCCAAACTATCAATATAAGATATATCTATTTGACATTCAAATGTCTTCAGATACATTTGCAAATGTCAGAAGTCTTTATGTCAACAATGGTGCTGGTAATGATAATTTTGCTGATGTTGTTCTTACTGCTGGCAATGCTGTACTCCAAGAGACTGATTTTAATAGAGCAATATTTAAGAGTGGTGCAACAGCGGTAAAAGACATCGTTAAGTCATCTACTTCATTTGTTTTCAAAGATAAGAATACAGTATCATTTGCCACTGGTGGTACAGGAACACTAAACATTTCTGGTACTCATGCTGGTGGTACAGAAGAATTTCCTTATACAGCAAGTTCACCTCTTTCTGACACACAAAAAAGATCTATTCTTGTAACTACACAATCAACTGTTAACGCTTCAGCGAGTGGTACCACTTCTTCAGCCAATACTATCAGTGCTAATGGTACTCTTACTGGAACAGCGACAGCATTCAATACCGAGTTTAAAGTTGGAGATTATGTAGGATTTACTGCTAATTCAACTGGTATATCAAGGGTTGTAAGTATTGCTGGTGCTACAAGTATGGATGTGGCACCTGCCATGGGTAATCTAGGCAGTTCAACAAATGTCTATAAAATCTTTCCAGCAGGATACGTCTTCGATTTAACAGACAACGGTATCAATGGTGGTGTTTCTGTCACTGAGAGGTCTGTGACGGCAGGCGCTGGTCCTACTGTTACACAACTTACTGTTGATCTTGAAGAAGCATTCACTTCTGGATTTACTGCTGATGTAGTATTTAATGTAAAAAGAGAAGCAGCAGATCCAGCTTCAAAGACAGCTACAAAAGATGTTTATGTAAAACTTGATCTTTCTACAAATGCTGATGGTGTTACTGGACCATGGTATCTCGGTGTTCCTGATGTATATAATCTAAAGGCTGTTTATATCGGTTCAGATTATTCAGTAAATAATAAGAATTTAGTAGATGATTTTAGAATTCTTAGAAATACTAATGATAACATCTATGGTATTTCTCAATTGACAATCAAAGAAAGTAGTTCACTTACACTTACAACAGCGGATAGACTACTTGTCAAGTTTGATTACTTTGCAATAGATCGTTCTGCTGGTATTGGTTTCTTCTCAAACGATTCTTATCCAATCAGTGCAACGGAAGATCCAAACGAATCGGGTAAGGTTGCTACAGCACAGATTCCAAGATTTGCCTCTACAACAAATAGAGAAACATACAATCTTAGAGATAGTATTGATTTCAGAGCAACGGTGACTACAAGTGCAACACCAAACGCTACCGTAGGCTCTGCACCAGAGAATCCAACAAATAGTACAACACTTAATGTTGATTCTGATGGTAGTTATGTTCCTGTTCCAGAACAATCTTTCCAAGCAGACATCGAATATTATCTACCTCGTGTTGATCGTGTTGTTATTGGTAAAGATGGTAAGAAAAAAGTACTAAAAGGAAAACCAGCAGAGCGTCCAGTTCCTCCACAGGAACCAGCAGAAGCAATGACTCTTTCTCTGTTGACTATTCCTCCTTATCCTTCATACTCACTAGAAAATGCGTATAACTTCACTGATGCTCAGACAGGTGCTGCTAGAGTAGATCTCGCTGTAAGAGTCAAAGCATTCTTCCAGAGAAGATATACAATGCAAG